TGGTTGCACAAATTAAATCTACTAATTATAGAGCTGGAGGTGGTTCAGTTAATAAAGATCAAGCATATATGGTTGGAGAAAAAGGGCCAGAAATGTTTGTACCTAGTGGTTCTGGAAAAATAATTCCTAATAATCAAATGGGAAATAATAAACCTGTAAATGTAAACTTTAATATTAATACAGTTGATGCTAGAGGATTTAATGAACTACTAACTAATAGTAGAGGTGTCATAGTAAATATGATTAATAGTGCTGTAAATGAAACAGGCAGACAGGCAATAGTATGAGTGGAGCATTACCTAGTAGCGATTTTAACGCCATTAATTTTAAAAGTGAACAACGTACATTAGTTTCAACAACAGATAGTGGTAAAACATTTCGTAGGCAAATAGATGGGCAAAGATGGTCATTCACAGTTTCTTATCCATTAAAAACAAGATCAGACTTCGCACCGATACAAGCCTTCATTATAAAACAACGCTCACAGAAAGAAGATTTCACTATAACCTTCCCAAGCTATTTAAACGCACAAGGAAGTGAAACAGGTACAGTATTAGTTGATGGTGTTCATGCTGTTGGTGATACAACAATAAATGTTAATGGTCATGCTGGAGATACTGCTGGTAGTTTTAAAGCTGGAGATATTATAAAGTTTGCTGGTCATTCAAAAGTTTACATGATTGTTGCAGATGTTACGCCTAGTTCTAATGCGTCAACATTAACTATAGAACCACCACTAACTAACGCACTAGCAAATGATGAAGCTGTAACTTATGATAGTGTACCTTTCACAGTTCATTTGAATAGTGATGTGCAAGAGTTCCAAACGAACCAAGTTGATAGTTCTGGAAATTTATTATTTAGTTTTGAATTTGATGTAATTGAGAGCTTATAATGGCAAGAGGATTAACAAGTGCTGTCAAAACAGAATTGGCAACAGGAAATATTAATCCTGTTCATTTAATTCATTTAAACTTTTCTACGCCTGTATATTTAACTGATTGTAGCTTTCCATTAACCTCAAGTATATCTGGTAGTTCACAAACATATTTAGCAAGTGGTCATATTCTTGGTATAGGTAATACGCAAGAAGGTTCAGAACCAATTAAGAACTCATTAAATTTAAGTTTATCTGGTGTAGATCAAACATATATAGCTGTGGCATTAAATGAAAATATTATTAATGATACTGTGAAAATATACAGAGGTTTTTTAGATAGTTCTAACGCATTAATTGCTGATCCTTTTTTATTGTATGAGGGATTTATAGATCAATATTCAATAGAAGATGATACACAAACTGCTGGTATAGGTTTAAGTATTACTTCACATTGGGGTAATTTTGAAAAAGTTTCTGGTCGTAGATCAAGCGATAATTCTCAACAACGTTTTTTTTCTGGTGATAAAGGTTTTGAATTTAGTGCATTAACAGTTCAAGATATTAGATGGGGTAGAGAATAATGTTTGGAGGTAGTTTTTTAGATAAATTTATTCCTCCAGCAGTCGGAAAAGTTATAGGAAAATTTATTCCTTTTTTATCTCCTATACTTTCAACTATATCTATTGTTTCAATGGCTCTTACTTGGTTAAGAAAACCAGATGATCCAGAATTTAATTTTGATACAACACCAGAGAATATTGCCAAAGGTGTTCTAGTCAATAAAACATCTGCTAATGGTCAAATACCAGTAATTTATGGAACTAGAAAAGTTGGAGGGATTTTATCATTTTTAGAAACATCTGGAACAGATAACCAATATTTATATATGGCTTTTGTTTTAGGTGAAGGAGAAGTTGATGATATTACAGAAATTTATATTAATGATAATCTTGTTACATGGTCAGCAGATTTAGCAGATAATACGCAAGTAACAGTAAATGCTAGTGATTCAAATTATTATAAAGATAGTGCAAGTTTAATTACAGTAGAACCACATTTTGGTTCTGATAGTCAAACAGCTTCAAGTCTTTTATCTACTTTAAGTTCATGGACAAGCAATCATAGACTTAGAGGTATTTCTTATTTAGCATTTCGTTTTACTTGGAACTCAGACGCATTTGGTTCTATTCCAGCAATCAATGTCGTAGTTAAAGGTAAAAAGATTTATAATCCTAATTTAGATGGAACAAAAACAGGTGGCACAGGTTCTCACAGAGAAGATGATAGTTCTACTTGGGAATATTCAGATAATCCAGTTTATCAATTATTAGATTATTTACGCAACGATAGATATGGAATGGGAATAGCAAATAGTTATTTTGATTCTAATTATGCTGATTGGCAAACTGCTGGAGATATTTGTGATGCTGATATAACACCTTATACTGGTGCAAGTGCGATTGATTTAATAGATAGCCATGCTGTTATAGATACTTCACAAAAGGTTATAGATAATGTTAAAAAATTCTTAACAGGTTCAAGAGCCTTTTTAAATTATTCTGCTGGTAAATATCAAATCACAGTAGAAAGTTCTGGTAGTGCTTCTATAACTTTAACAGAAGATAATATAATTGGCGGCATAGGTGTATCTTCTAAAAATAAAAACGAAAGATTTAATAGAGTTATTGTTACATTTATAAATCCAAATAAAAATTACCAAGTAGATGAAGCACAGTTTCCGCCTGTAGATGAAACAGGATTAGCTTCAGCAGATCAACACGCAACTATGAAAACAGCAGATGGTGGTATTTTATTAGAAGGTCGTTTTGATATGCCAACAATAACAAGCCCATATCAAGCTCAAGAAATGGCAGAGATTATTTTGCGTAGATCCAGATCAAGTTTAGATGTTACATTAACAGCAGACGCAACCGCTATGGATTTAGTTGTAGGAGATATTGTAAACATAACTCACGCCACTCCAAGTTTTAGTGCAAAACCTTTTAGAGTTTTATCAACTACTATTAATCCAGATAGTTCAGTTTCTTTACAGCTAACAGAACATCAAGATAGTTATTACACATTTGGAACACAGCAAGAAGTAGCAACAATACCAGATACAACACTTCCAAATCCTTTTAGTGTTTTGCCACCAGCAAGTTTAACTTTATCAGATACATTAGTTGTTTATAATGAAGGAACAGCAATAACACGATTAGATATATTAGTCGGAGCAAGTACAGATCAATTTGTTCAATATTATCAAGTAGAAGTTAAACTAAGCACAGATTCAGATTTTTTTGTTTTATCAAAAGGTACACAATTAAATTATGAAATGCTCAATGTTATTGATGATTCTACTTATGATGTAAGAGTTAAAGCAATTAATAGTCTTGGTGCAAGTTCAACATATACAAGTGCAAGTAGAAAAATTGTTGGTGCTACAGAGCCACCGCAAGATGTTCAAAACTTTTCTGTTAATATGCAAGGCTCAAATCAAATGCAATTAAACTGGGACGCTGTATCTGATCTTGATATTTCTTATTATGAAATTCGTTATCAGAATGTAACAGCTTCTGCTCAATGGAATAAATCTGTTAACTGGTTACAAGTTCCTAGAACATCTGGAACAACAATAACAACTAACGCTAGAACAGGTTCATTTTTAATAAAAGCTGTAGATAAATTAGGAAACGAATCAAACAACGAAACAATAATTTATTCTAATATATCCTCACTCCCAGCATTTACTAATATTAATACTTTAAACGAAGATTTAACATTAGGAACATATGATGATGATGTTGCTTTAACGGATAGCTCTGGAACTAATTCAATAGTGCTTGATACGATAACTAATTTTGATGATACTATTGGCAACTTTGATAGTGTTCAAGGAAATTTTGATTTAGGTGGAACTGACTCTACATCAAATCCAAATTATTTTAATGCGAATATTGATAATGAAGGATTTTATACACTAGACCAAACATTAAGTTTAGACGCTATTTATGATGTATCATTTACTAAAAACATAACCATAGATCAAATTGAAGATCCATATGACTTATTTGATGATGGTAGAGGAGCTTCTTTATTTGATGACGCTCCAGCACCTTTTGATGGTAATGATCCAACAAACGCAACTGTTAATTTACAAATAGCAACTTCAAATACTAGCTTAAATAATGCAACAGAATTTTTTAATATGAATACAACAACCACTTTTAAAGGTAGATATTTTAAATTTAGATTACGATTAGCTAACGCCAATAATAAAACTAGAGCATTTGTTTCAGCTATGTCTATATCTGTTAATATGGAAAAAAGAATTGAGTCAGAAAATGATGTTGTTTCTGGAACAGGTACATATGTGATAACTTTTGGAAAACCTTTTTATGCAACTCCAGCAATAGGTATATCGGCAGAAAATATGGCTAGTGGAGATTTTTATACTATATCTTCTAAAAGCAAAACAGGTTTCTCAATAGCATTTACAAATTCATCAAGTAGTGGTATTTCAAGAACATTTGATTATGTGGCTCAAGGTTATGGGTTGCAATCAGCAAGTTAAAAAGGTAAATAACAATTATGAGTCAAGTTTCAGATGTAAGTTTAGCAAACCAGGGGTTCAGTGCCTTCCGTACAGAATTGAACAATATTTTAGGTGCTTTAAATACAAGTCATATTGGAAGTTCAGCACCAGCAAGTTTAGCGGCTGGTTCTATATGGGTTGATACATCTGGTGGTGCTACTGCTTATGTTTTAAAATTTTATGATGGGGCAGATCATATTCAATTAGGTACAATTAACACTACTGCTAATACTGTAGATTGGACAGACAGTTCAGTTACATTTGATATTGTTAATGATACTTCTCCTCAACTTGGTGGTGATTTAGATGTAAATTCTAATGATATTACAGGAACAGGTGATATCAACATTACAGGAACAGTAACTGCTACTTCTTATTCTGGTGATGGTTCTTCATTAACAGGAATTACAGGTGGCACTGCTTGGCAAACTGTTAAGACTGGAAATTTCACTGCAGTAGCTAGTGAAGGATATTTTGTCAATACTACTAGTGGTGCAATCACTGCTACTCTACCTGCTTCACCCACACAAGGTGATGAAGTATCTTTTATAGATTATGCAGGAACATTTGATACAAACAATTTAACTATCGCAAGAAATGGAAAACCAATTCAAGGTGATGCATCTGATTTAACTGTTGCTACTGAAAGAGCAGGTTTAACCCTAGTATTTGTAGATGATACTCAAGGGTGGCTACTGAAAGAAAAATAAAATATGTCCACTTATAATGCCATTCGGTATAATGTGGATTATGCTAAAGCAGGTAGTTTAAAACTTTTATCTACTCAAACTGCATCAGCATCAGCATCAATTTCATTTACCACAGGAATAGACAGTACTTATGATGAGTATTGGTTTATTTTTAATAATATTCATCCAGAAAGTAATGATATAACTTTTCAATTTCAAGTAGATACTGGAACTAATACAAATTACAATCAAACAATAACATCCACTTCTTTTTTTAGTTATCATAGAGAAGATGATGTTTCTGGTCTTTCTTATTCTACTGGAGGAGACCAAGCTCAAGGAACATCTTTTCAAAATATATCAGACAGTGTAGGTAATGAAAATGATGAAGCTGTATCTGGTTGGTTAAGACTTTTTGAACCAAGTAGTGGAACTTTTGTTAAACATTTTATGGCGTGTTCAATTGCAAATATGCATAGTGAAGGTGCTTATAATCCCTTTAGAGGCGGGTACATAAATACAACAACAGCAATTACAAGAGTACAATTTAAAATGTCTAGTGGTAATATAGATGACGGAACTATCCAACTATTTGGAGTAAAACAATGAGTACATACAATGCAATAAAATATGATTTTACACCACCTGCAGGAACATTTGGTGCTATGACTTTAATTAAAACATTAAGTGCAAGTTCAAGTAGTAATATATCATTTGTAGATGGAACTAATGATGTTGTATTAGATAATACATATAAAACATATGTATTTAAATTTATTAATTGTCATCCCGGGGATAATGGCCCAAACTTAAATGTTAAC